TTTTGTTGATGAAGGGTATATCCCCAATCTACTATTGTCTGGAGGCCCAGGCGTAGGTAAAACCACTGTTGCAAAAGCAATGCTTGATGAACTTGGTGCAACCTACATGATGATTAACGGTTCAGAAGAATCGGGTATTGATGTTCTCAGAAATAAGATTAAGAACTTTGCGTCTACTGTTTCTATGGATGGTAAACGCAAGTTCGTAATCTTAGATGAGGCAGACTATCTCAATCCACAATCTACACAACCAGCGTTGCGTGGTTTTATGGAAGAGTTCCACAAGAACTGTGGGTTCATCCTTACTTGTAATTTCAAGAATAGAATTATCGAACCTTTACATAGTCGATGTTCTGTTGTGGAATTCAGGATTCCCAATACAGATAAACCAAAACTTGCTGGACAATTCTTTAAGAGAGTTCAAGACATTCTCACTACAGAAAAAGTTCAGTTTGAACCTAAAGCAGTTGCTGGTGTAGTTGAGAAACACTTTCCAGACTGGCGTAGGGTGTTGAATGAACTTCAACGATACTCAGCGTCTGGTATGATTGATTCTGGTATTTTAGTAAACATATCAGAAACCAATATGAAAGATTTGGTTACTCATCTTAAAAACAAAGACTTCAAAGATGGGGTTCGTAAGTGGGTTGCAAATAACTTAGATAATGACCCTTCTCGTGTATATCGTAAAATCTATGATACGCTATATGATGAGGTTGATAACAAGGGACATTTAGTTTTACTTGTTGCAGACTATTCTTACAAATCTGCCTTTGTTGCAGATCAAGAAATCAATATGCTTGCCTTTATGGTAGAAGTTATGCAACAGGTAGAATTCAAATGAGTTATGAACTAAAAGACTATCTAAACTCAATCAATCTCACAAAGGAAAATCTGATGGATTCGGACGACCCTTTGTGGGAGAAAAAGTATTCACCTTTTATTATTAACAAATGTATCGCACCATTTAATGATACGATAATGTTTGTTAATGAGATGAATATGCGTCATCATCTTGACACCAAACTACAATATGACTTTTTACTAAATACTATTAGACCTAAGAAACGATATGCGCCTTGGGTGAAAGCGTCTAAGTTGAAAGACTTAGATTGTATAAAGGAATATTATGGTTATAGTAATGAAAAGGCAAAGATCGCACTTTCAATACTAAATGATGACCAAATAACTACTATTAAAAATAGTTTGAATAAAGGTGGAAGAAAATGAATGAAATCGTATGGCGTCCAGATGAGATGCTAGAAGTAAAATTAAAAGAACCAGACGATTTCCTAAAAGTGCGTGAGACATTATCTCGTATAGGAGTCGCCTCTCGTAAAGAGAGAAAGTTGTATCAGTCTTGTCATATATTACATAAACAAGGCAAATACTACATCGTCCATTTCAAGGAACTCTTTGCTCTAGATGGTAAAGATACCAATCTAAACGAAAATGATATTTCTCGTAGAAACTCAATTGCAGCATTGCTTGGTGATTGGGGACTAGTGGAAATCGTTGGTAGTGCTGAACCAAAGGCACCACTGTCACAGATTAAGGTAATCGCCTTCAAAGAGAAAGACGAATGGATTTTGGAAACAAAATATAACATTGGTAAAAAGAGGATAGATTGAATTGGCAGTATCATTTTCTAATTTTGTAGAGGAACTATCTCCAAACCCAAAAGAGGTTGACATTCAAGTTGCAGTTCTAACTAAAGTTCGTTCTAAGAACAAAGAGTTAGTGAGCAACATGATTGATGATGTCTGTAAGAAAAGGGGTATTGAGTGTCATGTCATCAATGTAAAAGATGCATGGGTATCCAAGAATGATTTGGAGAAAGGCTCTCTTACCATTTCTAATGTGGATGGTGAGGATACAGAAGTAGAATTTGATTTGTCTAGAACCGTTTGCTTCGTGCGAGCGGGCGTGCTTGAGGATGAAATTGGACTTGCCCTTTTAGGGACATTTGAAAATGCTGGTGCGTTTATGATTAACGACCGTGATGGTATGATGACTTGCGATAATAAAATGTCATCACTCATTGCATTTGAAAGAGACAATATTCCAGTTCCAAAAACAGCACTTGTATCTAACGAAAAGTCTATCGAACCAGCCCATGCAAAGATTGGTGGGAAGTTTCCAGTTATTATTAAAACAATTACAGGGACACAAGGTATCGGTGTTTCGATTGTAAACGATTATCAAAGTATGATTTCTGTTATCCAATCGCTTTGGAAGTTTAAGGCAGAATTGTTGATACAGGAATTTTTAGAGTTTGATTATGACATAAGAACGGTGGTAATGAATGGTAAAATACTTGCATCAACTAAAAGAATTCGTCCAGAAAAAGATTTCAGATCTAATAGACACAGAGGGGCAACAACAGAACCGCATGAACTTACTGAAGAAGAAAGGACAGCAGTTCTTTCTGCTGCTAGGTCAGTTGGTGCATACATTGTCGGTGTTGATCATGCTTTGGTTAATGGTGACATTTACATTCTTGAGTGTAATGGTAGTGCCGGTATTGGAAGTAATTTTGCGATGTATGACATCACTGTGGAAGAGTCTGACGAAAACGATTACAAGGGTGTCGCAAAACCTAAAGAAATTGTGGACAAAATGATTGAGTATATCTCAACAGTTAAAAACCGTAGACACACATTCCCTACCGAAGCAGGATATGTTGAACGCATTGAGATTGAGGGTTACGGCCCTGTTCGTGCAAAGTTTGACACTGGTAACGGAACAAAGGCATCTATGTTCGTTGTTGATGAACTAGAAGTCAAAGGTAAGAATGTTAAGTGGAGTAAAAATGGTAAGGGACAAACTAGCAAGTTGATGGGTATATCCCATCCTGCTCATGTTGGAAAGATTGATGAAAGACCAATTGTGCATTTGGATGTTAAGTTCAATAACAAGTTGTATAAAGATGTTCCATTTGGTCTAACAACAAAAGATTCCATGTCAACTGTTCTCATTAACAGAGATGCAATGACACGGTTTAAGGTCTCAGTAAACCCTAACAGAAGATTCGCTCTGTCGGATTGGATTGAAAGGGGTGATGAGAATGATGATGAAGGTTAAATTGAAAGGAAAATATCATGTTACTTGACGCACTAAGAAAACACGCAGAAGGACACATTGCAAAACATAAAGCAAATGTTCTTGTATATCTAAACAATCCTGTAGGTGTTGGCGAACACCCAGACATCATTGAAACGATGGAAAAGGAAGTTCTAGAAATTGCTAAATATCAAGATGTCATTGATATGTTAGATCAACATTTCTCAGAAGAAGAACAAAAACAATATACACTTTTCTCTTGACAACAACCCCTAACGGTGGTATATTTACATTATGCGATTTTACACTCATGTTGCCCAATGGGGCAATCAACTTCTTGTTCGTGGCGTAGAGAACGGAGTTCGTTCTAACTTCAAAGTTAAATACGAACCAACCCTCTATGTCCCTGTTCAAAAAGAAACAGGTTGGAAAACATTGGAAGGCAAGAATGTCAATCCGATGCGTTTTCTCACAATTAAAGAAGCAAAAGAATTCGTTGCACAATATGAAAATCAACCTCATCTTGTCTATGGGTTGACACAATTCCCCTACACCTATATCGCAGAAAAGTATCCTCGACAAATAGAGTTTGATAGTTCGCAAATGCGTATTGTCACAATTGATATTGAGGTGGAGTGTGAGAACGGTTTCCCAAATGCCGATCAGGCACTTGAACCTATGCTTGCAATCACTATCAAAAATCATGATACTGGACGCATTAAGGTTTGGGGGTTGCACGAATATCACAATGATAGAGAAGATGTGCAATATATTAAGTGTGCGACTGAGCGTGAACTCCTAGCACAATTTCTTGCATGGTGGGAAAGTGACCATCCAGATATTATTACTGGTTGGAACACTGAACGATTCGATATTCCTTATATCTGCAACCGTATCAAATCGGTTATGGGTGAGGATGCAATGAAACGCCTATCGCCTTGGGGTGTAGTTAATGCAAGAACTGTTACCAGTGGTTATGGAAAGAAAGAACAAGTCTATGACATTATGGGTGTCGAGGACTTGGATTATCTTCTGCTGTATCGTAAACACACTTATGTAAGACAAGAATCTTATCGACTAGACCACATTGCTCATGTTGAACTAGGCGAACGCAAAGACGAAAATCCATATGAGACTTTTCGTGAGTGGTATACAAACGACTATCAATCATTCCTAGACTATAATATACAGGATGTGGAACTCGTTGACAAACTAGACGATAAGATGAAACTCATCGACTTGCATTTGACTATGGCATATGATGCAAAGGTAAATATCACTGATGCATTTACTTCTGTTAAGTATTGGGATGTTCTTATCTACAATCATCTTCTATCAAAGAAGGTCGTTATTCCTCAAAAGAAAAGAAGTGAAAGTAAGAGTGAAAAGTATGCCGGTGCATATGTGAAAGAACCACAAGTTGGACAACATAAGTGGGTTCTGTCTTTTGACTTGAACTCACTCTATCCTCACTTGATTATGCAATACAACATCTCGCCAGAGACACTACTACCACAGTATGATCCAAATGTCGATGTTGATTATATGCTTGCAGCAAAGAAACTTTCTAATCCAGACAATGTAACTTGCACACCAAACGGTGCGATGTTTTCAAAAGAAAAACAAGGGTTCTTGCCTGAGATGATGCAGAGTATGTATGATGACAGAACCATTTACAAACGCAAGATGTTGGACGCAAAACAGAAATACGAAGATACCAAAGACCCCAAGTATCTAAAAGATGTGTCTCGTTTTAATAACATTCAGATGGCAAGAAAGATTTCATTGAACTCTGCCTATGGTGCGATTGGTAACGAATGGTTTAGATACTATGAACTCAAGATTGCAGAAGGTATTACAACTTCTGGACAACTTGCTATTCGGTGGATTGAGAAATCCTTAAACATCTATCTGAACAAACTACTGAAAACTGAAGGAGTGGATTATGTCATTGCGAGCGATACGGATTCAGTATATATTACTTTTGAGCGATTGGTTGACAGTGTGCTTAAAAAGAGAGATAATGAGTCGGAAGATTCGTATCGTGGGCGGGCCGTGGACTTCCTTGACCGAGTCGCTCAAGATAAGATTGAACCGTTTATTGATAAGAGTTATCAAGGCCTTGCTTCGTATGTAAATGCATATGCACAGAAGATGCAGATGAAGCGTGAGGTGATTGCAGACAAGGGTATTTGGACTGCAAAGAAACGATACATTCTAAATGCATGGGATGTTGAGGGGGTTCGTTATAAAGAACCATCACTCAAGATTATGGGTATTGAAGCAGTTAAGTCATCTACGCCTGCACCATGTCGTGAGAAGATTAAAGATGCTCTAAAAGTTATAATGTCTGGCACAGAGAAAGATGTGAACAACTTTATTCAAGAGTTTCGTGAAGAGTTTATGAAACTGCCTCCAGAAGAAATTGCTTTTCCTCGTTCTGTGAACGGAATCTCTAATTGGAGTGACAGTTCTAACATCTTCAAAAAGGGAACACCAATGCATATTAAAGGTGTGATACTCTACAACCATTTTGTTCGTCAGCAGAAGTTGACTAATAAGTATCCTCTTATACAAGAGGGTGAGAAGATTAAGTTTCTCAACTTGAGAACACCTAATCGGATGCAGTCTAATGTGATTTCGTTTATGACAAAGTTGCCAAAAGAACTTGACATACATTCACATCTAGACTATGATACACAGTTTGAGAAGGCGTTTGTTGAACCTTTGACTTTTATTATGAACCAGATTGGATGGACAATTGACAGAAGTTATGGAACACAAATGTCACTAGAGGATTTTTTCGTATGAGTGATAAAACAGAAATAAACCAAGAACTATATGAGTTACTAAGAAGTTGTGCAGACAGCACTGGATTGCCAGTGATGAATCGTTCTTTGTTTGTTTCGACAACAGAAAAGTATGGTAAAGAATTATTTCGTTCTACTCTTGCAGAATATATTACAAGAGAGAAACCGCCATATCCACTCAAACAATTTTCAGAATCAAAAGTAATCGAAAACTTTCGTAAGTTGGAGAAAGCGCCTTTCACTGATTATATCAATATTCCTACAAAAGAGGTTGTTGAAAAATATGATGACTACAAATATCCATATAGTGAATTTGGACTAGGGTTTATCGAAGGCCCATCCAACTTCAACTATTGTGCAGACTCATTTATGAATGACTTGCGTATGCGTTGTGGTTCGTATGGTTTCAAAGCACCAGTTACTAGATGGGAAGATGGTGATAATATTTGGGGTGCTTTCGGCCCTATTTGGAGAGGTGTAAATGATGCAAAAGAACTTACACCTAAAACTTATACAATGGCATTTCGTCTAGGAACTTACATTGCAACACAGTTCAAACCTATTGTTGCGAAAACAATTTATGACATGACTCGTGCGAAAACCGTATTAGATACCTCTATGGGTTGGGGTGATAGACTTACTGGTTTTTATGCTTCTAATGCAACACACTACATTGGTTGCGACCCCAATCCAAACACATTTGAGCGTTATCATAAAATGATTGCGTTCTATGATGGCATCTATGATAAGTCTAAAGGTAAAAAGTCTGTTCATATTTTTAATTGTGGTGCAGAAGATTTGCCTTGGGATAGAATTAAAGATGTTGATTGTGCATTTACTTCACCGCCTTACTTCTCTACAGAAAGATATAATGAGGGCGGTGAAAAAGAGGAACTACAGTCATGGGCAAAGTTCAACGAATACGACAAGTGGAGAGATGACTTCTATCTTCCAGTTGCACAAAACAGTTTCAACTCATTGAGTGAGAATGGTATCTTGATGGTAAACATCCTTGACCCTAAAGTGCATGGTAAACGATACCGTTCAGGCGATGAGTTGGTAGATATGCTTCGTCCTAATTTCTTAGGACAGATTGGAATGAGGATTATGCAGCGCCCACAAGGTGCTTCGGTTTTCAAGGATGAAGAAGGTAACTTTGACAAGGACAAAATGGATGAGTTTATGAATAAACTCTACATGGAAAATGTTTGGGTATTTGGTAAAGATACTTCAGTTGACTTGTTCAGAGATGTTAAAGTGAATACATTAGAGGAGTTCTTTACATGAGACTACTAGAAAATATAACAGTATCGGATGAGCAACTTCAACCGATTGTTGATTGGTGTAATAGTAATGAAGACTTTGCACCAGTAGTGACAAAATATAATAAGAAGGGACAGTGGACAGCAATATCTCTTAGAGGTTATGGTGCTGATACAAAGTCTATTGGAAAGGGTGGTGTTCTAGGAACACAAACCGAAAATAAATTACAGAACACAGAACTGTATGATGAGTTGAACATTGGTTCAATTCTAGAAAATATTCCTGCTGAATGTGAAAGAGTTCGACTGATGCGTTTGAAGGCAGGCACTAAAATTGCAAAACACACAGATAAAGTAGATGCAGATATTAAAACTGGTAGAATAGTTCGCCTACATATTCCTGTTATCACTAATGATAAGATTATTTTTCGTTCATGGTTACAGAGTGGTATTGCAGAGTTCAGTATGGCAAAAGGTGAGTGTTGGTGGTTAGATGTTGCTCGGGCGCATGAAGTAGAAAACAATTCAGACATTGACAGAGTTCACCTAGTAATTGATGTATATAACAATTCACAAGTTGAAAGTATGGTTTGGTTATGAGACACTTAACCCCAGACGATTTTGATGAGGCGTGGAAAGTATACCAAGACAATAAAGATTGGTTTCCTCATGTTAGAAAATCCCATGTAAAAAATAGACTAGAAAAAAATCAATTAGTTCTTGACAAAGGGGTGTTAATAACATATCATAGGTCTAAATCGAATAGAAAAATTGGACAAGATACTGATGTTAGTATAACTGCTGGTTCTCATATGATCCATCAGATTATCAATTCGGTATCTGGCAATGGTAATGCTGAAAAGGTTATCAAAGAGTTTTTCGATTTTGTAGGAACGGATGTCTACCTAACGGTTCGTTCTGAAAACATTCCAGCGAATAAGTTTTATGCTAAAGTTGGAATGAAAGAAGTTGGGTTCATCAATTGGTCTGGTGGTAAGATGCCAGGCAAAGTTTGGAAATGGGAATATGGAAAAAAATAAAGTTACTACACTTGTAATGACAAATGGTGCAGAAATCATCGGGCGATTTGTAGATGAGAGCGACACCCACATTACACTATATAAACCACGAATGGTTCAAGTCACCCAGCAGGGTGTTGGACTTGTCAATGGTATTAGTATGACAGGAAAAGAACCAGATGGTGATTTTAGTTTTTCTCGTTCTAGTATCATGTTTATGATTGAAACTGTTCCAGAACTTGCTTCTGGATGGACATCCCAAACCAGCGGTATTCAACTGCCACCGAAAGGAATTGTATAATGAAAGACGAAGATTTTCTACTCGACTACACTCGATTTGTTGATGAGGTAACAAGTGAAGAGTCAAAAGACCCACAAGCGTTTTCTGATTCATTAGATGTTATTGACCAACATGGAGTGTCACCAGAAAGAATTCTAACTGCTGCAATTGGTATCAGTGCAGAAGGTGGTGAGTTTGCAGAGATTGTAAAGAAGTGTGTCTTTCAAGGCAAACCATTTGATGAGGAAGCACAGTATCACGCAAAGAGAGAACTTGGAGATATTCTCTGGTATGTTACTCAGGCGTGTATCGCTCTTCAAATTAAATTGGAAGATGTTATAGATACTAATATAGAAAAGTTAGAAGCACGATACCCAAATGGGTTTGAGACTTTTCGCTCAGAAAACAGAGAAGAAGGAGATATTTAAGTATGGACTTTCTGAAAGATATTGCCAAGACAGCAGGCAATGAATATGCTGCACTTGTATCAGATGGCGTTGAAGCAGGGGATGTAGATTCCTTCATTGATACAGGTTCGTATATCTTCAACGCATTGATGTCTGGAAGTATCTACGGTGGACTTCCATCAAATAAAATCACTGCTGTTGCTGGTGAATCTGCAACAGGTAAAACCTATTTTGTGATGGGCATGGTAAAGTCATTCCTTGATGCAAACCCAGATGCTGGTGTGTTGTATTTTGAGTCTGAATCTGCAATCACAAAACAAATGGTTATCGACAGAGGTATTGACCCATCTCGTATGGTAATTCTACCAGTAACCACAGTTCAAGAATTTAGAACACAGGCAATTCGTGTTCTAGACAAATATCTTGAACAACCAGAGGATCAGCGTTCGCCTTTGATGTTGTGCCTTGATTCGCTTGGTATGTTGTCTACAACAAAAGAAGTAGAAGATACTGCTGATGGTAAAGAAACTCGTGACATGACACGGGCACAAGTTCTCAAGGCTGCATTTCGTGTATTGACTTTGAAACTTGGTAAAGCAAAAGTTCCAATGGTTGTTACTAACCATACATATGATGTAGTTGGTTCAATGTTCCCAACCAAAGAAATGGGTGGTGGTTCTGGACTGAAGTATGCTGCATCATCTATCGTCTATCTTTCTAAGAAGAAAGAGAAAGACGGAACAGAAGTTATTGGTAACATCGTTCACTGTAAGAACGCCAAGTCTCGTTTGACTATTGAAAACAAGATGGTGGATGTTCGACTAACATATGATAAAGGACTTGATCGTTATTATGGACTACTTGACCTCGCACTGAAATATGGAATTTTCAAATCTGTATCTACTCGTATCGAATTGCCTGATGGCACTAAGACATTCGGCAAGACAATCAACAACAATCCAGAGAATTATTTTACTGATGAAATCATGCAACAGTTGGATAATGCTGCTGGGCAAGAATTTAAGTATGGTAATCAGAAACAATTTGAAGCAGAGAATGAAGAAGTAGATGACGAAGTTCATTCAGACATATGATAATGTAATCACACCAGATTTTGCAAAACAACTTATTGCAATGTTTGAAGAACACCCATCACACCACGAAGAAGTGGTGTTAGATGGGCATATGTCTTTCACACAAATCAATTTGCAAAATCATCCCGAATGGGAGCCGTTTAGTAAAGCATTATATGAAGTCTTTCATAGTCATGTTGATAAGTATATGCAAGACTGTAATGTTACAGATAAGATGTTTCCACAACGATTTGCATTTGAAAACTTTCGTATGAAACGATATTTGCCTAATGACAAAGATGAGTTTCCAGATCATGTTGATGT